ATCTTGTCTGCGTAGCGGCATCTGACAGGCCCTTCCTGCATAACGGCCCAGGACAGGAGCCTCATGTTGGCGCCCTGGATCTCCGCGCCTCCAAAAGCTGGTTCGCCGTCCGCAGTTTCGCGCGCTGCCTTTTGGGCATCGAGGGGGTTGTCTCCCACCTCCATCACGTCCAGGGGAGCCATCTGGTCGATGAACTTGCCCGCCGCCTGACAACCCATCGGAACGGGCAGACCAAAAGGACACGGGTCGGCCCCGTCTTTTCGGATGGTCGCTATCTTCAGACGACGCTTCTTTTTCAACTTACTTCTCCGCGGCCATCGACTGGAAGACCTCCGTCGCCGTCAACAGCACGTCGGCTCGGGTGAGCTTGGACCTCTGTTTCCGCCGGGTCTCCACGAAGTCCTCTACGCTGTCGAAGCGGTCCATTTCCCCGAAGTAAAGGCCGCCACCAGGGCTCGTCTCGTCCGGGGGGTCTTCGGTGTAGTCGTAGTTGGTGAACGCGACGTAGGACGGCCGTGAGTCCAGGTCCCTACGCACCTTCTCGTCCTGGGGTTCGTTTTTGCGTTTGCCTTCCATGTACCCACGAAACTCCTTGACGCTCTTGAAGGCCTCGCCCATCCGTCCTTGGTAGAAATCCTCAGCCATTCAGCCCCGCAGTCCGCGTATTTCTTGGACGACAGGGACATGCTCTTCCAGACCCAGATCGCGCACTAGCTCCCGAGCCTTCTCCGGGTTGTTTTTGACAGCCCGGTTCAGCATCAGCTTCGTGTATCCAGGGGCCACGCCTGCCACCAGACCAATGTTCTCTCGGCTCCATCGGATGATCTCGTCGTCCACCCAGAAGTCCAACTTGGCCGCTAGGTAGATGGCTCGGGCGATCCTCCTGGGGTCATCTGTGAGGGTTATGTCCACGGAGAGGGGAGTGCGTAGGTACCTGTCCTCGATGTCCGGCAGTCCGCGCCCAGTGGGGTCCTTCAGAGACGCGAGGTCCAGGTTGAGCAGCAGGCAGTTGCAGGTGAAATCTCGGCTAAAGGTCTCCAGCTGCATCGGGGTGGGTTCGCCAATCCCCATCTCTTTGAGAGCTGTTTCGGCGTGGGGATCGATCCAATGAGACGAGAAGTCGAGCTTCAGGTCTCCTACGTTGACCTGTGCGTGGCCGTCCGGGAAGCGCATGTATCGCGACCCCATGCCAGCCAGTCGTTCTTGGACAACAAACCCCAACTGCACCACGTCCTCACTGCCGGTGGTGATGTCGATGTCTTCCACCCGATGAAGGATCCCCAGGAGCTTGTCCCTTGGAACCCCGCCCACGATGAAGGGCTCCGAAAAATCGTTCCCTTCAGCGACGGAGGCGACTACGGAAAGAGCCTCCCGCAGCTTCATGGGTTAGCCCCTAGCTCCGGGCGGAGGAGGAGCCGGCGCGGGCGCCGGCTCCGGCGCAGCGGGCGCAGGCGCGGCCGGGGCTTCCACGGCGACCGGACCTGCCAGGGCCTCTTCTTTCTCGGTCTGCTGAGCTTCGCGTTGGTCTGCCCTGTCCATGTCCCGCTTTTTCCGCTGCTCCTTGCGGCGGGCGTCTTCCTCGTCAGCGGCCTGGAGGTTGGATTGCAAGGGCGTAGGCGGACCAGTGGGACCGGTCCCCGGGGTAAACTCTTGCTCACCCAAGGCGGAACGAATCTTGGACAGGATCTCGTCAATCCGTGTCCCGATGTAAGTGTTGGCCTCAAGGGCCTTGGCCATCGCCTCTCCCATGGCGGGAAAAAAAGCACCGATCTCCAGCTTCTCCATCATGAGGTCAATCACAGCAAGCTCCCTGGAGACCTCGCGTCGATTGTACATAGTGGAAAGAGCCGACAGATGACCAACCAAGCTCTCGACGGTGACGTTACTCAGGGCTGCGGTGGGGTCTTCTGGGCCATCCCCCTCCTCGACCACGATGTCCTCCTCGACAACCGGGCCCTCCTCGACAACCGGGCCCTCCTCTTCGACCACGAGAGGTGCTTCTTCTTCCTCGACTACCAGCGGCTCTTCCGGAGGGGGCGCGGGCGGAGGAGGAGGCGCAGCGGCCTCCTGCGCGTAAACAATAAGAGCGGCGGAGCGGTCCTCGGCGGCTACGGCAGCGGGAGGAGCGCCAGCGCCAGCGGGAGGCTTCGGGGCAGCCTCCGCGTCTCCGGGTTCCATCTCCTCTTCTTCCGGTAGGCCCGTGCGCAACCTCTCAAAAAAAGATTTGAGAGCATCCGTGGTGGCTTTCTTGGCCTCTTCGGGGTTCGCCTCGGGCGGCGCACCTCCTCCTGGGGGCGCGCCGAGCCCCATGTCAGCGCCGAAGGGGTCCATCCCCATGTCGCCACCCGGAGGTCCGCCCAGAGGGTCCGGGCCGAGCGAGGGCATCTGAGCTATCTTGCGCACGAACCTAGACGCAGGAACAGAGCCATCCTTGCGCAGACGGTTGGCCTCGCGATGAATGATGTCCTCGAACAAGGGAGACGCAGAGGAAAACTTGTTGGCCGTCTGGACCTGGAAGGTGAGATCATGCAAGAGCCGAAGCAGCTCTGAGTGCTTGGGGCCTCCGAAGTCGCGTCCCTCGCGGCTCTCCAGAAGCTTCTCGGCCGAACGAAGACGGCTGAGCACCTTCTGGCGTTGTTCCTCCACCACCCGGGCGACGCTCTCCTGGGAGGGCGGAGCAGCCAACTCGGGTGGGCTCAGCACAGGGGGAATGCCCGGAGCCGGAGGGGGAAGCTGACCATGCAACATGGCGGGGGGCAACACCTGGGCTCGTTTGGCCGTAGAGTACTTGTTCTCGTTTCCTTCTTGGTAAAAACGCAGCCAGTACTGGAAGTGGGAGGTCTCTGTGGGGTCCATGTCCGCCGTGGCCTTGTTGAAAGCGGCCTGAAATCCCAGTTTACGGGAAAGGCCGGTGAGAGTTTTGGTGGCTTCGATCCAACGGTTAACGTTGTAAGGGAGCACGTTCCTCTTGCCCGTCATCCCCTCTGGGTATGCCTTTTTGGTGCGCAACAGCTTCCTGATCTTGTCCTTGGCCTCGGGGCGGACGGGAATGCCCCGGTCTATCGCCGCTTTGGCCGTGGCGTAAAAGAGATCCTCCACGGAGCCGACCGGGTAGAGATTCCGCCCGGAAAACACGTCTCCCACCACGTCCAGCCCAAATTCCCTGACGTCCTGGGCTCGTGTACACAGGTCCGACAGCACCTCGGGCACGTGGAGGCTTACATGGAAGTAGGTCTTTTGGCCTTCGGGGTCGTCAATCCCAAGGCGGGTCATCTCCTTGGCTTCCTCGTAGAAGCCCCTGAGCATTTCCGGAGGGAGCGCCCCAGCGTTTTTGGCCAGCTGGTCGTGGAAGTAAGGGTTGATTTCTCCCTTGTTCAGAGCGGCGTCAAAATCCATTCCCGGGTTCGTCCTCAAGGCGAGCCGCGAGCTTGTTGGCCTCTTGCTCCCTCTTCTCAATTGTCATTTTATGCTGACCCTCAAGCCGTTCAGGCTGGAGCCCTTGGAGCTTGCAACTGAGCTTATCCATGAAAAGAGCGGAGGTTTCGGGGTCCATTTCGAGCAGCACTTCGCGGATGGCTTCCTGAAAGAGCGCCGAGTGTTCTTCCACGAGCTGGACGCTGACGTTGTGCTGGATGACCTGGTCCGGGCGCTCGTTGGCGATGCGGTCGTACTTCTCGATCAGCATCATATTCAGCTCGAAGTATTTGGCCAGAACGTAGTCAGCCTTCTGGGACCGAGCGTCGTTGCCCCCGGTCTGAATCCAGTCGAAAACCTGCTCTGTTCGGGCCTCCAACATGTGAAGCAACCGACCTAGCTTGGACTTCAGGTCGACCTCGGCGTCCACATACTTGGTGAGCCGGACCCTCCAGGTGTCGTTTTCCATGAGGGAAAGCGCAATCTTGGGGTCGTACTCGTCGGACTCCTCAAGCACCTTCCCTAAGAACTTGTACTGGTCCAGGTAGATCTCGCGGAACTCGGACAGGAGCTTCGCTGTGATCTCTTTGTCCTTCTCGCCCTTGTACTTGAACTTAACGAAGTCCGAGACCTGGGACGCTGTCTCGCCAGTCACCAGGCGATGGATGATCTGGTCGCGCGAAGGATGGGAAAGGATCGGAGAGAACCGAGAAGGGGCGCCCAAGGTCTAGACCCCCGCCAGCGCTCGGCCTCGTTCGGTCAGACCCACCCAGTACCCGCTTCGGCCGGGGGGATCGTAGAGGTGGAACAGTCCCTCGTCGTCAGCAAAGAGGTCGTCCGGGCCGTCCGCCGCCTCTCCCTGGAGTTGGCGCTCGATTTCTACGGTATCGGTGGCGGGGAGCCCAAGCTCCTCGGCCAGAACCTCCAGGGGCAAATCCCCTCCGTGGCGCAAGACTATCTCGGCAGCTGGCGTGCGCGGGAACCCTTCGGGGATCTCCGCAGGGGTGTCCGACAGCTCGTCCAGAGAATCCATGGAGATTGGGCTCACTTCGAGTTCGCCGAGGTCCGTGAAGGTCCCCCCAGTGTCAATCTCTTCAGTGGTGTCTTCCACGTCATCCAGAAGGTTGGTGTCGCTGCCCTTGAGCACTCTCAGCTCATCGGTGTCGTCAAGAATTACTTCGGCATCGGGACCGAGCACAGCCTTCACCCGCTCTATCAGCTGGTTGGCAGGAACGGAGCCCAGGCCAAGCTCGTCGATAGATGCATCTCCGCCCAGGGCGCTCCACTTCTGGGCCTCGGGGGTGTCGGGAGTAGAGCCGTCCATCTCCAGAGCTTCCTCGACACGCGCATCCACAGTACCGTCGGGGGCGCTGCTAAGTTGGGCCCCCTTTGCACGAGCCGGCCCCCACGCGTGCTCTTCGGGGTCCCTCTTGAGAGCGAGCGGATCAAAGTCTTCGGGGTCCTCGTCGTCGCGCTCGGCGCCGGCCCAGGGGTCCACCCGGCCGTCAGAGGCGTAACGATTCATCCTCTCGTCTCGGGTATCAAAGATGAACTGGCCTTGACCGGTGTCCCACTGACGGATCTGGTTGGCCACGTCTCCGCCGGGATACTTTTTGCCCCGGTAAGTGGTGAAGCCCTTGGTCCAGTCGTAGATGCGGCGGTCCAGGGGACACTGCATGACGTTGGTCCCAATGGTCACCGTGGAGGTGCCAGGGTGGTCGGGGCAGTAGCGGGTGCTCAGCGTGTCTTGGAGGGGACGCAGGGGAGTGATCTGGTCCTGCCAGAGCTTGTGTACCTCTGCGCCTTGGTCCTCGCGCTTAGCTAGCTCCGCGTAGTCTTTCTCGTACTTGTCCTCGATCTCTGTCTTGCGGAGCTTGGTGCGTAGCTTTTCGGTAGCAGCGGGACCCGGCTTCTTCTGGGCCAGCGACTCCAACACGCCGTCCAAAGCCTTGGCGTACTTTACGTACTCCGGCTCGTGGCTGCGGTCCAACAGGTTGGCGAGACTGACCAGCTTCTCAAGGTCGGCCTCTCCGGCCGACTTCAGGTGAGCCGCCGCGTCTTCCAGGGCAGTAACGGCGTTGGCCACGCTCGTAAGCGTAGGCGCGTACGCAGGCGTGTCCTCGGCTGCTTCGAGAACAAAATCGGCCTCGGTCTCCAGGGTCCGGGCTAGTGAGGTTAGAGCGTCGGAGATCTCCATGGGGCCTCTTACACGAACAGTTTATGGTTTAGGAAAGCGACCGGATCCGCGTCGTACTGCTCGTTCTTCCGGTGAAGAGGACGGCAGTGACCATCCTCGTCCTGCCAGACCCGCTCTAGAGGCAGGTTGAGGTGGCCGCAGAGAGGCACCCCGCTGCTCCCGTTCTTGACGACGAAGGCACACTTGGGGGCCTCAGCAGTCTTGGTGTGGCCGGAGAGGTGCTGTCCGAGGAGCGCCATCCCCTCTCGGTAGGCCTCTTCGTGCTTGCCGGCCAGAACGTGAAGGGTATTGGCGGCGGACTCGGTGTCGCCAGCTTCCAAAGAAGCCTTCACTTGGCTCAAAAGGTCGCTGGGTTTGAGGTCGTAGTCCGGTGAGGCGGAGGCAACGGCCCGACGATCCACTGGGGCGCCGAGTGCAGAGCCGATTCCCTCGGCAGTGAGAGAAACAACCTTCCCACCACACACGCCAAAAGACGGGGGCGTGACGGTGCCCTTGGAGATCTTCACTGGAACTCGGAGGCCTTGTTTGTTGGCCAGGGAGACAGCGAAGTAAACGCCCTCCTCGTCCGCGTCAGCAATGGAAATCTGAGCGTACCCGTGGCCGGCCTGAGCCAGCTCCCTACGTAGCGCATCGTGGCTGGCCTCAACCACCCGAGGGCTGTGGAGGAATGCCGCGGCGCCTTGGGGGGATTCCAGGCGCTCGGAGAGGGTCTGCTCCTCGGCGGTAAGCTGGAAGGTGGGCGTTTTGACTTCCTCGGTCGCATCTTCCACCTGGGCGTAAACAAAATTGCCTGTGGAAAGACCGGGGGTCGCGTCGGAGGTACGCATCCGGAAGGCCGCCATTTCCACGTCGGAAAGCGGCCGGGAGATTTTGCCCTTGGCGGCAGAGACGGTCTTCAGGAGAACCTCACCGTCAACTCGATAGGAGCGCCCGGCGGTTGTCTCCAGGTGGGTGTCCAGGGCCAGCTCGTCCAAATCGACGAAGCCTGCCCGTGAGAAAAACATGTTGGGCGGAAGAGCTTCTCCGCCCGACACTTCCACGGGGACCAGAACCGAGGCCATCCCCTTCACGGTGTCGTAGCTGGCCTGGCAGAGAATCACGTCCTCCTGGCCTGCGAACACCCGTACGTTCTTCGGGGACCGCTGGAGCTGAGCGAGTTTGGTTTCGACGGCGCTCGTGGCGGACTTGCCGGTGGTGGCGGCGTAGAGGCGACACGGAGCGCCCCCCTCAAACAAACTGGAGAGAGCGTTCAGGAGAACCGGGTCCGCATGGTCCGCCTGGTTGAACCTTTCTCCTTCGTGCTCGCTGTGGGCCACTTTGGTCGGGGCCTGGGGAACCGGTCGGGCTAGCTCTTCCTTGAGCAGCGTCCCGAGTGCAGTGCCGGCGGTGTGCAGCTTTTCGTAGACTGCATTGAGCTGGGCACGGCTAATGAAGGGTTCCCGCCTGGCGAAGTCGCCCAGGACCCGAGCGCCAAGAGCCACTCCCCCGTCCTCCGGGTCCTCTGCGGAAGCCTGGGTGAGTCGCTGGGCCAGGTTGGCCGTCACGAAGCGCTCTTCTTGGTGAATCAGGTGGCGGGCCTTATCGGCTGCGACCTTGAGCCTGTAGTCATCCATCACTGATCCTGCCGTAGCTCCGGGTATTTGCTCATCAAGGCGGCCTTCTCCCCAGGGGGAAGGGTGCCTAGGAGGCTCTCCCGAAAAGAAGCCTCCTTTTCCAGTCGCTTGCCTATCCTCGTGCAAACCCAGTCCACGTCCTCGGCTTGGATGCCGAGAGACGCGGTCTTGACGCGGTGGATGGGTTCGCCCCGGTAGTAGATGTGGAGGAGTCCGGCGGTCTTCTGCGGTACAGCTTTCCACTTGGATTCCACCGTCAGGTCGGCCGGGGTGTCCTCGTACATGGCGACAATCACGTCCCCATCGTCGGTGTTCTGAACTTGCCAGAGGTGGCTCAGGTCGTCGTCGTCCTTAAAACGCACGACGTCAAAACCGACTTTGAGCAGGCGGTCTTGAACTTCGGCGAGACGGTAGATCCGCCGATTGAGCGTATTGTCGAGGCAAGTAAAGTCTGAGGGTTGAAAGAAACCCATTGGTTCTCCTAGTGGCGGCGGACCAGATATCAGAAGCTATGCTGCCATATCCACCGGTCAATTCGTCTCGACGAGCTGCCCAATGCGCGCCAGAATCTCTTGGATCCGGGGGTCTTGCTGCACCAGGCGTCCCAATTTTTTCTTGGCACCCCCGTACACTTTTTTACCATTACGGTAATCGCAGTTCCCATTGAGACTCTTGGTGACACTGGACTGGTTCACCCCGAGCTTCTTCGCGATCTCCGTCTGGGTGAGGCCGTCTGCGTACAGATGGACGACCTCCTTCTGGCGCGGAGTAAGTTCTTCGTCGACGAGTCTCCAGAACTCGTCGCGGAGCTGCTCTTTGAGGTCGAGCATCTCCTCTGTGTAGGAGTTGAGCCATGCGGGCATTCCTGCTGCCTCCGGCATGTCGCTCATCATTTCGTGGTTGTAAGCTATCTCATTGAACATTTGTTGGTATCGGTCGGAACGGTTCTTCTTCTTCGGCATCAGATCCCCCAGAAATACGTCGCAGCCAAGAGACGACTTTCTTCGGATCTGGATGGGAACAAAGACTCTCGTCGATGTCCTTAAAACCACCCGGCACGGAGAGATCAGAGATAGTGCAGCTGCCACCAAAACGCTGGTGCATTTGCCGTCTCCCCTTCACTCCCGCAGAATCCTCGTCCAATAGCAGCATCAGATTATTAGTATAACGACGCAGCTTAAAAAATTGGGCGGGGGAAAGATAAGCGGAACCAAGGGCTACAACATTGGAAACTCCGGCCTGGTGACAAGCTATGCAATCGATCTGGCCTTCGACACAGATCACGCGGTTAGTGGAGATGATGGAAGCCTTCGCTTTATCCAAGCCGAAGACCAACAACGACCGAGGGGTGCCTCTGCTGTACAGGTACTTCGGCTTGACCGAGTCATCGAGCGCTCGGCCGAGGATGCCCACACAACGGCCGTCCCCGTCGAACAGGGGTAGGACGAGGGGATGGGACGCAAAACGATTACAGAGGGCACCGGAGGCGTCGCGATAAGCAAGCCCAGCCTCAACGGCATCGAAACCAGTGAGGCCGGAGAAAGAAGGCGGCAGAAAACCGAAAGCAAACGCCCGGGCGGTGAGAGCAGAAAGCCTCCCCAGAATGTAACGACGGGCGGCTGCGGCCTCTCGCGTTTTCCAAAGAGCGTGTCGAAGCTGAGGGAGAAGCTCCTCCCACATAGTTACTTCTTTTTGACAGCGGCCACGAGGGTCTGGCCTTCGGGAGACAGGCTCGCTTCACCCTTGGGCGCCGCAACCGTGTCCCGGGGAGCCTTGGCTGTCTGGCCAGCGAAGCTCTGCCGAGAAGAACCGCCGCTCTCCTGGGGAGCTGCTCGGCTGCCTCGGACGACCTGCCCCATCGCTTTCATCTGACCCTTGGTGATGTCGGTCAGAATGGAGTGGTCCGGGAACTCTTTGCCGCCCTCGCAAAACAACTTACCAGTGGCAGGGTCAAGCAGAGGCTCCATATCCTTGTTGCAGCGTTTCTTCTCACCCGTCAGTACCGGGCACACTATCCTGAATCCCATCGCTTTCGTCCTTTTCTAACAGCTCAATCAACTCGCCCGTGTCCTCGGGGTAGTGTACCACCGCAACGGCCATATGATCCCGGCCGCCAAGCCCTTTGCCTGCGACTCGGAAGACCTGACCGTTGCGTGTGCCTTTCACCAAGGAAAGGGAAATCTGTCCTCCCGCCGTTGTGACCTCCACGGGATCTCCTCGGAGAGCCTGAAGCAGCGTCACCTGGACGGGCGCTTGGATGGTCCCTCCCTGGTTGCGCCACTCGGGAGGGAGGTGGACCGCGACGGGAACTAAGGTGCCACCAATAGCCACGTGACACCCGGGAAGCTGGCC